TGGCATCAACCGTTCAGAGCTGTTCGAGGTCACCGCTCGCAGCCTGATCGACATGGACATCACCGACATGCGTAGCGCCCTGCTGGCCAAGGTCAACGCCTAACCCGTTGACACCCTTACTTATCTGAGTAAGGTGGTGGTGACACCGGCACTCCATTCATGCCATTCGTCTCTGACCGTTTCGTCACCGCCGTCAAGGAAAAGAAATCCTCTGGCAGCGGTGATCTCTACCTGAACCCCGGTTCCCTCTCTGATGGGGACACCGTTCGGTTCTCACCTGTGGGTGATGCCTCCCTGGACTTCTACGAGATCTGGGGACGCACCTCCGAAGGCAAGCCCAAGTCCCTGCGGTTCTCAGAAGAACCCAATGCAAAGGAGCTGGAAGCTCGCGCTACTGATGAGGGTGTTGCCCTGATTGATCAGAAGGGACAGCCCACCCGCCTGAAGCAAGCGCTGGCGTTCTGGATCTGGGATTACGCCACTGAGAAGGTGCGTTTGTTCCAGGCCAGCCAGGTGTCGATCCTCGACACGTTGGCTGCACTCTTCAGTGATGAAGACGTGGCCAATGATCCTGGTGCATGGGACTTCGAGCTGAACCGCACCGGCACCGGTATGGACACCCGCTACACCGTGGTGCTCAAGCCTGGCAAACGGAAGGGTGCTGTGGCTGCACAGGTGAAGGAAGCGTGGGAGGAGTGCGCTGCAGAGGGCTACAACCTCGATGCACTGCTGACCGGTGGTGATCCCACCAAGATGCCCTTCTGAGGTGCTTCCAGGGCTTTCTAGCGAGCTCTGATCACCTACCTGCGTTAGTCGGGTGTCTCACGGCCATACAACACCTTCCCCTCCTCTAACAGGGGTGTCCTCATAAGGGAAAGCCGTGAGGGGGTTGTTCTCCCCAGGTGAGCACCCGACATCTCTAGGGAGGGAGCTGTTACGACCAGCTCCCTCTCTTCCCTACGGCACCTACTTACCCCCATACCTATCTGCTCTTTTGAGAGCCATGTCCCTCCTGCGTACCCGTTACGCCCTCCAACGGGCTGACGGTCTCTGGTTTACCCATCCCACTGACACCACCCACCAGTGGTGCAAGGACTTCAACGCTGCTCACCTCTGGGTTGGCTTCCAGAACTGCGTCGATGCTGCCTACACCCACAACAGGCAGTACGAGGGGCAACTTCGCAGTAAGGGGGTCTGGATTCGTGAACTCCTGATCACCGCAGACGGTCAGCGCATTCAAGTGCAGGGTGTTCGATGAAACCCACCAACACCCTGCAGATGCCACCCCCTAAGGGGACCATCACCCGCAGGGAAGATCGCACCGGCTACGAGACACCCCTTGGCCGCTTACCCAGTGTCACCACAATCGTTGGTGAAACCAAGAGCGAAGAAGCCAAGCGGGCACTCAAAGCGTGGCTGGATCGACCCGGTGGTGAAGAACGCTCCCTCGCTGCACGCACCAGAGGCACCTACCTACACACCCAAGCTGAAAATTGGATCACAGGACTCCCGACCCAGCACCACCTTGTGTTTGGCGGGTACTGGAGATCATTGCAGCGCTGGTTAGAGACCAACTTCCACAGCGCCCTGGGGGTAGAGCTCCCGATTTACCACCCCGCTGGCTTTAGCGGCACCTTCGATTGCTTGGGGTGGACCTACGACTCTACTGAAGTTTGCTTGATCGACTGGAAGACCAGTCAGCGATACCGCGACCCTAACTCCGAAATGATGCGAGGTGGGTACTTCATCCAACTTGCGGCTTACAGAGCTGGAATCGCATTCACCTACGGCGTTGAAGTCAATCAAGCACTCCTCGTTATCGCTCGTCAGATCGGCAAGCCTGATGTTTATCACCTGGACCGTCAACTGCTTGATCAATGCGAGCAGGACTTTTTTGAACGCCTGCATCGCTATCAGCAACTTCATCAAAAGGAGGCGCTCCATGTCGTGGCTTAGCCGGTTGAATCGACCAAAACCCCATTCATCTCATAAGAGCACCACCCTCGTCTTTCATCGCAATGACAGCACCGACCCAATCATCCACAACCTGCAGGGTTTGTGGTTCAACGAAGCCCTGTTTGGAGTGCTGGAACCGCTCGTTCAGGAGTATTACGACGACCAGTTCGACCCAGCCTGCGAAGTCCTCTGGCAAGAAGGCGACGAAACATGGGGGGAAGACATTGATCTGGTCCTTAACGTGCGTCGCGTGTGAAGCGATCGTGCTGCTTGGTGTGTACTTCGTCGGTTACGACAACGGGGCCAAGCAAAACGCCATTCATAACTCACAACTCACCCACCACCAACATGCTTCTGGGCTGGAGACGGGGCCTTAAAACGCCATTCACTCAAAAATCGCATTCATAGGGTTGTTTTTCCTCAAGCCACACCTCCTCTGATGCCGCCGAGCGAGGGGAGGCCCTGGCGCTACTGGCCAGCCTGCGCTCCCTGCCAGGGTGTCCTATGCGTGAGCGCTCGCACGCTGCAGCGCCTGCAAACGGGGCCGCGGCCAGCGGCGTTCGCAACAGCTGGGCTAGGTGAGAACCCTTGCAGCGCAACGGATCTCAGCCGATGCCAGGAGAGCCACCTAGCGGCGCCTACAGGGGGCCTTGCGTAAGAGTGAGAGGGTAGGAGCCACCAGCGCTGCAGGCCCCTTGCAGCCGATCCTCAGCGGCCTGCGGTGTGACATAAAAGCACACCGACCGAAACTCAGACCCCTTGCAGCGCAACGGATCTCAGGGGCCAGCTTATGACCGCCCGGTCATAAAAAAGGCCCCTAGCGGGGCCGGTGGAATCTATGGGCGCTGATCTCATCGCGGCTCCGGGCCTTCTCTGCTGCCTAGCGCAGCCAAGCCGCCCTCAAACGCCGCGCGGTTGATCAGATCAGCGTCCGAAAGGCTAGGCCCGGTTGCCATCACCTCCCGGAGCTTTGCTAGCGAACCGATCAACCGGGGCAGCTCACTAGGGGTAGCTTCCAACATTTGCAGCTGTAGGCGTCGCAGTGCGGTGTTGGCGGTTTCGCTGAAGGGGTCAGCAGCGGCAGGAATGCCATCCTCTCTTATCTCCTCATTGGCGCGGGCCAGGTATCGCCGCGCCTGCCTAACGGATAGCCCGTAATCGGTCACCAGCCGGGAGAGGATCGCGGCAGGTGTGGCGCCTTGCAAGCGGAGCATAGCCGCAAACTGAATCCGCTCCGCCACTTCCTCCTCGGTTGCGCGGCTGCGCTGATCGTCAGCCATTGCGCTCACCTGCCATCACAACCTCCAGCAGATAAGCGCACAGGTTGGAGAGGGACCGACCCTCAACCAAAGCACGCTCCCGCAACCGCTCAGATAGCGACGCGCTAATCACAACAGTCACACGGTCCGGCTTGCGTTTCAGCGCGGCCAGCCGTACCGACAAAGCAGCAGAACTAGGGGTTCTCATCGTTTGGAAAGGGGGTAAGGGGTAGAGGTAACGGGGTTGGGTTAGGCAAGGGCACTGAGAACCGCTTCAATCCGCTTCCGGCCGGAACCGTGAGCCTTAAAGGCAACGGCTACGTTCTGGGGCCGGGACTGACACAGCCCGCACCGTTCACACGTCAGACCGTCGATCCGTTGCGCTGGACAAAGAACCGCCCGGTTGCCGTCCGGGGTATCCCACGCGGTCCGGGTTTCGGTGGATGGCACCACAAACACCGCCCGCAATCCCTGAGAGATCGCGTGATCAGCGCCGGCTACCGTTTCACAACTGGCGTTAACGGTGAAGCCGTTCGCCGTAGCGGCCTTAAACGCGGCAACCGTTGCAGCGGTCCGCTTGTGGTGGGAATAGGTGTAACCGCGCTTGCCCCGGTTAGCTTCCACCAGCTGGAAGAGGGCAGTTCTGCCGGCAACCGTTCCGGGCTTGTAAAGGTCGCCCGCTTGATTGTGGCGCCAGATCTGGCCAACCGGTAACGCAGCCACAGCGGCCAGGAATTCTTGCCACGGGTTCCCGCGCTCACCGTCCGTCACAGCCTGCCAATGGATTGCAAGCGGCCCGCCGTCCCCGTAGCAGCCGTTCCGCTTAAAAGGGCAGGAATCGGGGCAGGTTGCGCGGCTACTGGTGGAAACCGGGATCGGGCCGGTCTTGGCGTTACTGCTGCGCACCGTCAGGTGAAACCGCAAGCGGCCAGAGAGGGTAGGAGTTGCCATTGATCAAAAGGGGTAGGGGTAAGGGTTAGGGGTAACGGGGTTGGGTTAGATCAGGCCAAGCAAGCGGGGCCAGGCGTCCGGATGATCGGGTTCCACAGAATCACCGCAGGGGGTTTCAGCAACGGAACCGAGGCACCAGCTCTCAACATCACAAGTGGCCGGGATCGGATACCAAGCGGCCAGCGCAAACGCTTCAGAATCGGGGTAATTGCCGCCTTGTGGCAGCCACCAGAACTCCAGTTCTTGGCTCTCAGGGTTCCGGCGGATCGCACCATGGCCGGCCTTGCGTGTCGTGATCTCAGCCGGGAACTGTTCGGACGCTTCCGGTTCCTCTATGGGTTGGTAACCCATAGCGCGGCGCACCGCTTGCTCAACCTCACCAGCTGTGCCGGCGCTGTGCAGTTCCTCTAGTGGTGTGAGATCACGCGGACCCATCACGGGCCGGCCGTAAACCAACCGGCGAACATCATCGACCCAACGGTCGCGCCACTTCCAGCCCTTAGCGTCACCTGCAGCGGTAACCGTTGCAAAAGCACGATCCCACAAGCGGGCCAGATCGATCACATCCCGTTGCGCAGCATCAATCCCACCGGAAGCGCTGTAGCCGGTTGCCGTATGGGTGATCACCCACCAGCGCGGGAGCTTGCTAAGGCCGCTGGGTTCCTTGCTATCGAGCGGGCGATGCACCGCTAGGTGATCACCAACCCAAACAGCGGGAACGGTGCGGGAACCTGTAGCGGTGGTGAGGGTAACGGTCTTGGCCATTGATCAAAAGGGGGTAAGGGTTAACGGGATTGAGTTAGTTGCACAGGCAGCCGTAGGCGTACAGATCACCACCGTCTGACGAGAGAGCGGTGGGATCGACCCGCCAGCTGGTGGCGTGCTTTGTATTGAATTTGGCCACCACAGCAGCGGCTGCAGCATCCGGGCCGGACTGATAAGGAACCGTGGCGCTTAGCTTCCAATCCGGGCCAGCGCCACGGGTGAGAGTGGCAACCCAGCGGCTGCCTCGCGTGTCAGTTGCGCCGCGGTAACGCACCAACAGACAGGGCACATAGTGTTCTGGAGATTGCATGGCGGGTAAGGGGTAAAGGGTGAGGGGGTAAAAGGTCAGGCGTTAGGCAGCGTCAGGCCAGCAGCACCAACAATCCGGCGCAGGTGCTCAAGCTGCCTCACCGCGCTGTAGTTCTGGGCTCCAAACGCTAAATCGCCGTTCTCAGTTGCTCTCTCCACACTGCGACGCAGTGAGGCCACGTAATCAACCATTGCGGCCAGGATCTCATCGGAATCGGCCCAGTAAGTAAGGCCCAGCGGGTCGGCCTCGCCGTAGCCGTCCCGGAGCTCAAGGCAGGAGGCGGTCAGACTGACGCAGGCTTTGCCGTGAACAACGATCCGGCGCTCGGTGCGAGTCTCAACCTCACCGCCGAACGGCGAGGCGGTTTCTGTGGTTGTGGTTTCTAAGGTTGTGCGAAGCATGATCAGTAGGGGTAGGGGTAAGACGTAACGGGGTTGAGTTACAGCAGGGCCAGCAAAGCGCCGCCGGCTAGCAGTGAACAGCTCAGGGGTAGGCAAGCGGTAGAAGCGCAGCCCACCAGCAAAGCGGCAATGGTTGCAGTTCTCATCGCTCAACCGTCGCAACGGCTAGCAGCCACGGCAGGGATCGCGGCGGCATGGCACAGCAGCAGCCCACCGGCCAGCTGCTGTGCCATGCGGGGATTGGTGCCAAAGGGGGGCACAACAGCAGCAAGCACGCAAAGCACACCAGCGGCCAAGGTGCCATAGGTGGCGGTGATGAGAGCGTTACGCATGGAAGGGGTAGGGGTAAAGGTCAGACCCTTACGGGTCTTAACCCCATTGTCACCTATGTAGGTGGGCCACGTAAACCCACCAGGGCGGCCAATCCCGGCAAACTAGGGTAAGCGTTACTTATGTAAGGGTGGCAGGTACCAAGGCGGGAACCACAAAAGCGGTAGTAAACGCGCGAGTGGCAGCCGTTGAAGAACTGCTAAGCCAAGGCGCCGCGCGGTGGCGAATTCTGCGATTCGCGGCGGATGAGGGTTGGGGGCTGTCAGATCGGCAGATGGATGAGTACATCCGCAAAGCAACCCATAAGATCGCGCTCACCTTTGACCAAAAGCGCGATGAGTTCGTCGCGCGTCAGCTCGCAAGACTTGAACACATCGCAGATCTAGCCACAAAGGAACGCCAATACAGCGCAGCAGTGGGTGCCGCTTGTGCAATCCTGCGCACCGTAGGCGCCGACGCTCCCAAGTAACCCCACCACCAGGGGCCGGCAACCGGTGACGGTGACAACACCGCCAACCGCTAGCCGTAACGCTTGCCGGTGGTGAGGTTATCGGTAGAGGTGACGCTTGCCGGTGGTGAGGGTATCGGTAGGGGTAACGCTTGCTGGTGGTGACGGTATCGGTAGCCGTGTCGTTTGCCGGTGGTGAGGGTATCGCTAAGGTCTCTCACATAACGCGGGGGGCCGTCAGGGGTAGGGGCCGGCCAGCAACACCGACCGGGCTAATCTCACCGCATTAGTGACAACCACTAATGGGGTGGGCCCCACCGGTAGGCGCCGAACCCTACCCCCACGGTGATGAGCAGAGGGGGGAGATATACACCCCGCGCCTCAGAGATCGAACCACCCCAACTAACACCCTTACGCATACCCCCTATCCCCCTAATCACCCTTACGTCAGTACCCCTATCCCCGGTGTTGTTTAGCGCACCTACCCCTACCCCCAGGGATGGAGTGTGGGTAGGGTGAAATGAGCCCAAACGCGGGTGTAGTCAAGGGAACCCGGCCCCCGTTGGTGAGCGGGGGTTTTTCTTTGGCCTGTGGGTAACCTGAGTAAGTAGGACCGGGCTTGTGCCGTGTCGATTCTGAGCGTGATCGCAGGCGGCAATGTGCTGGAGCCACCGCAGCGCACCAGCACCCGCTGCACGGAGAGCTACGAATCACTGCGCAAGCGGATCTACGACGCCCTACTCCCCCCTCAAAAGGAGTTTGTAGACGACACCGACCACAAGATTTTGGGCTATTGCGCCGGATTTGGCGCGGGAAAAACCTTCGCACTTTGCGCGAAGGCTATATTCCTCGGCCTAGAGAACCCAAACACCACCGCAGCAGTCTTCGAGCCCACCAACATCATGCTCCGGGACGTTTGGATGCGTTCCTTCGACGAGTTTCTCGAAAACTTTAAGATCGAGTACGACTTCCGCGTCTCTCCTCAACCCGAATATGTCCTGCACCTACCGCGAGGCCCCGTAACCCTTATCTGTAGAGCAACCGAAACCTTTAATAGAATTAGGGGCCAGAACTTAAGCTACTGTTTGGCTGACGAGATTGATACATCCTCCCAGGAGGTATCACAGAAGGCAGCGGAGATGATGCTAGCTCGTCTGCGTGGCGGCAAGAAACCCCAGTTGGCACTGGCCTCCACGCCAGAGGGCTATAAATATATGTACCGCACCTTCGTAGAGGAAGGCGACAACGACGACCGCCACCTGATTCGTGCTGCCACCACCGACAACCCCCACCTCCCAGCTGGATTTGTCGAATCTCTCTATCAGAACTACGACAACCAGTTAATCGCTAGCTACATCAAGGGCGAGTTCACAAACCTTGCAAATACGACGGTCTACCACCCCTTCGACAGGGACCGTCATTGGTGCGATACGGAGTTAACTCCCGAGGATCGTGTGTTTGTCGGCATCGACTTCAACGTCGGCGCTTGTTTCTGCGAGGTGATGGTGCGCCGCGGCGAGGAGTTCCACATTGTTGCCGAGCACCACCCGAAGGACACACCTGCAGTGGTGAAGCTATTGCGGGAGACCTATGGGGACTACGTGGAGCGTGGCGACCTTGTGGTGATCCCTGACGCGGCATCGAGGCAGCGCACCACCACCAACGCAGCGGAGTCCGACCTCTCATTGCTGAAGAAGGGAGGTTTTGTGGTGAAGAACCAGATGGCCAACCCTCAAGTGGCAGACCGTGTGAACGCGATCAACGTTTTGCTGCTGGCAGACCGGTTGAAGGTGCACAATCGGTGCAAGTACCTAATTAAGTCACTGGAGCAGCAGACGTATTCCAAGACGGGCAGCCCTGAGAAGGGGATTGGCGGATTGGACGACATCTCTGGCCCTGTGGACGCCTTGGGCTACTCGATCACCTACCTGGCACCGCT